GCCCTCATAAGGNTCNACNGTNGCCACAGCNCCCGCGTGCGGGCCTCTGAAAAGCAGCCGGTAGTCCTTTAACACCGTTGAACCTATAACCCGAGCCGTAGGGCATCTGGTTGCCATCTGTGTAAGGTTAAGGTTTGAGCCATAAGCCAGGTATAATATCTTTTTCATATATGTAATCCCCTTTCACCACCTAAAGGACGGTTACCCGTCCTGAGTGGTATCTCCTTTCGGCTTACCCTTTCAGGCAGCCCTGCCGAAGCGGAATGCTGCGTCGCCGGAAAGGTGTTTTGTGAGGTGCTCTCTGCAGTTTTTGAACTCATCCCCAATGAAGCCAATCCTGTTGAGGTAGGTTCTCATGGCAAATTTCTCGTTTTCGGTCTGGGGCGTCTTTGAGCTGGCGCATTTTTGTGTCAGCGCCTGGTGGTCGAGGGCAAGGGCGAGGACTATGTAGCTCCTTATCTTCCCGGCATGCAGCTCGCTGTTGAAGCCTCTCAGCTCGACCGTGTGGTGGCCGTGGAAAAAGCTGTGGAGGTTTAGAAAATGGTATCTGCTGTTGTGGTAATGCCTGTCGCGGCTCTCATAGTAGCCTTCGTACCAAAGGTCCTCAATCTGGCGCATGGTCTTGGGCTTGCGGCGGTTCATCTTGTCCACCAGGATGCTGTCCATCTTCTTGCAGAAGTGCATCCTTTCGGGATTTATGTTTAAAGCCTTGTAGAAAAGGTCGTTCTTGCTGGCAATGATGTTCACAAAGTTCCGGATACTTCTCGGTGAGTGGTCCGCTCCGTCGAGGTGTATGTGGATGCCGCAGGAGTTGTTGGCGAAAGCGCCTGCCTTGCGCAGTTGCCTGACCAGTTCCTGTAATATCTCGATGTCCTCTTGGTAGGTGAGGACCGGGCTGACCAGCTCCACGCTGTAGCTGCGGTCGGTATGTACCTTCTGCCTGCCCTGCCTTTTCTGGCAGTTGATGCTGGCGTCGCTCATCAGCTTCCAAGTCCGGCCGTCCGGTGTTGTGATTTTCTTAGTGTCGTAATAATCGCCTGTGCTTGTGACCGTTCCGCCGAGGAAGTTGGCTGCTACCTTTGCCGCCTCGCTGCGGGTTATTCCTGTGAATTCAATTTCGATTCCGAATTTTGTTGTAAGCATTGTGTTTTGCCCCTTTCAGAGTTGTGTGTTTCTTTTGGTACTGTATATATCACTCTGAAAGGGACTATTATCAAGTCAATTCGACTCATAATGTACACAATATATCAAAGGGATTATTGTGTGTTTCTGTGACATCAATTGTCGATTTTCCGGCACTCATCTTCCCCGTATGCTATTCCTAAAGTGCTACCGCAATCCCAGTTAACGTGTATCGTACCTATGTCATCAACTCCTGTGACGGTACCCGTATCGCCGGGTTTTAGTCTGGAGTAGGGGTCGTTCATACGCAACAGCTCCACACGGGTGCCAGTGGGGTATTGCTTTCGGAGCTGCTTCACGGTCTCCTTTGAGGGGAACTTATGCATCGGTACTGACCTCCGTTGCTTTCGGTGGGGCACCGTTCTTGAAGGCGCTGTTTCCGGTCAGGTTTTTAAGCAGAATTTTCCGTGCAGCTTTGTACTCATTTCCTACGAAACCCAGCCTGATTAGGAATACACGGAAAGCAAACTTCTCGTTTTCTACAGGCTTATCCCTGGCGGTGACACGCCGCTGTGCCTTAGCTGTCGTGCACAGGGCGGCAATGAAAAGGGAGTAAGCATCGACTTCATCAGGCTCGCTGTCGGAGCGGAACCACGGGAATTTGAGAGTGGTTTCTGTTTTCATCAAAGGTAGAGCGTCGGCTTCGATGGCTTTTTTGATTAGTGTCTCCTTGCTGGCGATTAACCGGTTGAGGTTCTCCAGCGCTGTTTCTGTGAAATCTTCGAGGGGAATCTCGATTGTCAGCGTGTCTTCGTCAGGAATATAGTCGCCGCCATATGGACCGCGATTTGAGTAGTCCGGTATGTTTTCATCTTCCAATCTCATGCGGCGCATTTGACGCTCCGCCCAAGCTTGAGCTTCGGGCAGGCTTTCTTCGGCGTCTCTTTCCGAAGGCCCTTCGGTATTGGACAAAAAGCCAGCCGAATGCAGGCTTTCCAGAAGCTTATGTACTGTTTCCGTATCAGTACCATCGTCAAAGTAGAGGGTTCCGTCCTTGGCTATGGTGAATGCACCCACCTCAAAGTCGAAGCTCGGCGCTCCTTTATACACAGGCCTGCATCCGAGAATTTCGCTGGCCGCATTGACCAGTTCCTTGCGCCTTGCGCCAGTCGCGTTGAATTTGATGTTCATTTTCAGACCACCTTTCNTTTTTGGTAGTCACATATATCGCTCAAATGCTGTGAAATAGCAAGTTATTTTTAATCTTTTTGCACATCAAAATAACTATATTTACTTCCATCGCGCATAAGGAAAACACCGGCCTCGGAGCCGGTGTGCTCGATATACCGTTTAACTATCACGTCACAGAACTTTTCATCCAGTTCAATGGTGTAGCAAATCCGGTCGGTCTGCTCACAGGCGATCAGGGTACTGCCTGATCCACCAAAAGGATCGAGGACGATGCATCCGCTCATANTTGAGTTAAGAATAGGATAGGCTACCAGCGGCACCGGCTTCATCGTGGGATGGTCGGCATTTTTCTTCGGCCTGTCAAATTCCCATATGGTAGACTGTTTCCGGTCTGAGTACCAGGCGTGCCTGCCTGATTTCTTCCATCCGAAAAGGATGGGTTCGTGCTGCCACTGATATGGGCTTCGGCCCAGGACCAGACTTTGCTTCTTCCAGATACAGGTGCCGGATTGATAGAAGCCCGCATCATTGAATGCCCTTCGAAAATTCAGTCCTTCGGTGTCTGCATGGAACACATAAATGGACGCGTCCTTTGCCATCGCCTTTTCGGTGAGGGTGAATGCGTCCAGCAGGAACTGATAGAATTTTTCATCAGCCATGTTGTCATTTTTGATCTTGCCGGCCGAGCCTTCGTAGTTTACGTTGTATGGCGGGTCGGTTACCGTGAGATTGGCCTGTTTACCTTCCATGAGCAGCTCAAAGGTTTCAGGCTTTGTGCTGTCGCCGCACACAAGGCGATGTTGTCCGAGCAGCCACAAGTCACCCGGCTTTGTAATTGCCGGTTTCGCCAGCTCTGCTTCCACATCAAAGTCGTCGTCCTTCACATCCTCGATGCCACTGAGCAGTTTGTTGAGCTCGGCATCATCAAAACCCAGGAGCGAAATGTCGAAATCCACACCTTGCAGCTCTGAGAGTTCAACCGACAGCATCTCAGCGTCCCATCCAGCATTCATAGCCAGACGGTTGTCCGCAATTATGTAAGCTCGCTTTTGTGCTTCGGTCAGATGCTCAGCAAAGACACACGGGACTTCAGTTATACCCTCCTCCTTAGCGGCGAGGACACGGCCATGCCCGGCAATAATGGTCAGGTCTTTATCCACTATGACCGGATTAACAAAACCGAACTCCCGGAGGCTTGCCCGAAGCTGAAGTATTTGTTCCTTGCTGTGAGTTCGGGCATTCCGGGCATACGGCACCAGCTTGTCAATATCTACTTTTTCAAGTCGTTCTGTCGATTTCATGTATGCCTTCCTTTCCGGCCTGACAGCAGGGCTTCCATAATGTCGTCCTGAGGATTACCCACAAATGCCGTAGTGCAGTTTTGCTTTACGATATCGAAAATCTCATACCAGAGCAGATTGGCCTGCTTCTGGAAAGACTGACTCATCTGTACGAATGGGCTTGCTATCGCACCACCTGTTGTTGGATGTTTGCCCAGGAGCCCGTATGTACTGATGGCTTCCTCGCACTGGATATAGCGGGAGAATGCTTGAGCATAAGCTTCGATAAGCCGGGAATTAACGAATTTCTCACATCCTCGTTCCTTGAGCCATTTCCATGTTTCTATGAACAGGGCATCTGCTCCCAGAGGCTTGCCGTCCTTTTGCCTTGCGCTCAGGTAATCGCTCGGTGTCGGCATATCCTCACCGTACAGGTCAGCAGCTCCATCAAGATCCTCGGCCTCAAGAATAGACTCAGGGTGTATTGACGGCACATCGAGGATCTTAGCCGATTTACCCTTTGTTATTTTGTCCGCAAGAGGCTCAGGCTTATCACCGGCGCGGACACGCCTGCCTCCTCTGTTTGTTCCGTCTCTTGCCACGCGCCGTCACCTCCTTTTTCTGTGGGTTAATCCCCCGTTTGAACCGGTGTTTTTTTGCGCGAAGGCCCACGCCGNTGTCCGCTTTGGATAGTTGTAGAGATTTCAATACCCCCACCGGGTTACCGGAATGCTGAATTGCCCGTAAGGTTTTTAAGCAGTACCTTACGTGCAATTTTGTATTCATCGCCTATGAAACCCAGCCGAAGCAGGAAACACCGAAAAGCATACTTGTCGTTGTCAGTCTCGGCTACCACAG